GGCTTCTTTTTTTATTAAAACAGGTGCTTTTTCAATACCACCCCAAGTAGCGTCTCCTGTTTCTGGGTTTATTTTTATTTCTCCAGAGTAATAATCGTTTGATTCTTTTATTTTTTCTCCATTTATCAAAGAATACTCATCGGCTTTCATGCTATCGGCATAATCTAATTTACCGGCTTTATAAACTTTAAAATTATTTGTTAAATTAACAAATTTATTATTGATATTGTTTAGTTTACCAGAAAGCTCCATGTACAACTCAGGGTCGTCAGAAGCTGAGACTTGAGATAACTGTCCAGCTATGTTTGCGTATTCTTTTTTCCATGTTAAACCTACTTTTGCAACTGACATTTTTTCTTCAGGTGTAAGACTAGCTATTTCTATGTCTTCCATACCGCTTAGGTATTCCATCATTCTTAAGTCTTCAGCTTTTTTTTCAGCTCTATTGTTTTTTATTTTTTCTTTAGCCGATTCTATTAATGGTTGATACGTAGAATCAAATCCTCTAGAAAAAACGTCAAAAAAATTCATCGCTGGTCCTGCAGCTGTAGCTGCGCCTTTTATTAATGATTCGTTTACTGCCATTTTTTATTATTATTTTATTAAGGTCTAGTACTAACTACCGCCAAACATATTTGATCCAGCTACAGCACCACCAATGGCTCCAACTCCGCCAATTATAGATGCTTTTGCGGCTGCCCTTGCTTGTTTAGCGGCCCCTAATCTTTGTTGGGACATACCTAGTAGTGTTCCTGTTTTTTCGTACTCTAGGCCTCTTGCTTGAGTGGCTCCTTGAGCTTCTAGCTCTTGTATTCGTTGAGCCGACTGCGCTTGCAACATTTGGTTTTGTTGTTCTTGCTGACCTATACTAACCGACGCTTGTTGTGCTGCTTGCATTTGTTGACCTGCTAGTGATTGCGCTAATGCTGCTACACCAGATCCTCCGGCCGCCCCTTGTAGGCCAGTCATAGTGTTAGCTAAAGACTGTTGTTGCATTTGTTGAGTGAACTGAGCTTGTTGTTGGTTAACTGTTAAGTCTTCCATTGTGTTTTCCATGCCAGCATATAAATTAGAGGTATCAAGCGCTTCATATTGGGCTTTTCTCTTATTCATTTCTCTTTTAGCAGCTCTTTCCTCTCGCTTTCTTTTGCGGCTACCTATGATACCTCCGGCTATGCCGGCGACACCTTTTATTGCTCCTCCAACAAGGGCTGCTGTTGCTATTCCTGCCATAGTTTTTCTTTTTTATTATATTCTTCCATTGTTATAGAGTACAAAGATTTTTCTATTTCTTTCATATCATCTGTATTTGTTGGATTTTTGTGCACATTTATAAACAATGTATCTTCTAGTGATAGTATCAACCTTTTAGCGCCTTTTATAGACTTCTGATAACAAGGCGCTATATGTTCTACTTGCTCTCCATCTGTTGTAACTAGTATTCTGCCTTTTAGTAAAAACCAAAAATGCTCTGTATGGTGTATTGCGCTTATAACAACACACTCTTTAGGCATATACATTTTACGCATATATAGTTGATCAGAAAATTCGTTTTCTATTCTAAATATTTCATTATTAACTAAATTCTCTCCATCGCCAAAAACGTTTTCTAAATGATTGTTTTCTATCATAACGTTTTGTAGATCTTCGAGTCTTTTAGTATAATTACTTAGTTTGTTATTATTAGATTTAATTTTATTTTTAGACATATAATTATAATTACATGTTATTTACTACTTTCAAACACTTCACTACCTACAGAAAACAATTCTGCATAGGCCGTGGTGTTGTTTCTAAACTGGGCTTCAGCGTAATAACCTTTTAATTGACCAACATGTGCTCTAGTATCTTTTTTAAAAAATATAAAGTCAACACCTTGTTCAGGTAGGCTAGCTCCAGTCACTATGTCTATTGTTAGAATTAAATCTGTTATATCAGTTAGTATTCCAAGTTTAATTTCTTGACCCGTGTCTATATCTAAAAACCAGACTTCGTCTCCAACCTGTAGTGTTACTGGAAAAGGATTATTAAATGTTAGTGTTAAATTAGGCATAATTATTTATTTTAAGTACAATTAGCATCCGGACAGCACAAACGCAGTATATTCCAAGCGGTTCCAGAAGGTCCAGTTACTCTTAAGCTAGCATTTGCATTTGCCGTATAATCCGCGGCTGTATACTCCCACCAAACTATTTGCTGATATGCAACAGATCCAACTGTCATATTTGATACCGTAAATCCTGTATCTGTATTAAACTCTGTTTGTTTTGTTGGTATTGTGCCGCTAGATATTCCTATAAATTGATCTATATTGTTAACTTCTGATGAAGTTGGTATTAGGTTATTAGGTTCTGTTCCAAAGTTATTTTCAAAAGGTCCAAAATTATTAGCAGACGTCATAGAGCTAGTTGCTTTCTTAGCAAAGAAGTTAGACCCTGGGGTTCCATGAATAATTTCAAATTTATCTTCTAAACTTTGCGCGTTAACCAAAAATGCTATTAATCCACCAGCTGGGTCTAAATCAAGCATATGGTCTGTCACACCGGCAGAGCCATTATTAACTTGCGCAGCACAAGCTATACTAGGAACTTCACTTATAAGATAATCTAAATTAAATGTAAACGTGGTATCGTCTTCAGCATAATAATTTATTGCTACTTCCGCTACAAAGTCTATTGAGCCGTCTTCTTTTTGAATTAAATTTATAGAATTAAGATCAACATTATTACCGTTATTAGTATACGCGTTAACACTGAGCCCTGATGTTGCTGTAATATTTGGCGAAACAGCTATTTCTGTAGAAGAATTTATAGCAGTTATTTCATATTTATAAGACCCTCTGTCTGTGTTATTTAAACTAAACTTACTGCCAACTATTAAATTAGACGTATCATTTACAGTCAAAGTAGCTGAATTAGTCGCGTTTGCTGTAATTTCAAAATTATTAAATCCTGTATTTGACAATACATTAGCTCCTGCGGTTTGATCTACTATTAGCAAATTAGGCGATGTTAAATTCCATCTAATTTCTACAACCTGGGGATTGTTTTGAAGATCTTTAAAAGCGCTAGACTCTTTAACTATAGGCGTAAAACCTGCTATAGAACCTGATGTAAAGGCTGTAAATGCAAGTCTAGGTATCATAGTGCTTTGTACAACAGTTATAGATGTAGGCTGCGAAAAATTTGGTTCTAAATCGCCTGATATAGTTAAAGTATAAGTATCTGATAAATAAGTTTGCCCCCAAATGTTAGGGAATTCTATTTCAACTTCGTATACGCCATTAGCGGGTATTGTTACGTTGTTAGCCGGTGTAAAATTACTACCGTTGGCGGCTACAACATTTAAACTAAATGTAGCCCCCTCTTGGCCATATACATAATATATTAAAGTGGCCCCCGATCCAGAAACAGCATAATGCTTAAATTGATAGTTTGTTACATATTGTGGCTTAACAAATATTTCTTGAGCTGAAACTTGGAAAATAGCTAGTTTATTATCAGTTACACTTTCATTAGGGTACGTGTAGTAAGCTGAGTAGATTATGCTTGTTAAGTTTCCATTTACATCATATGTTGGAGCTTGCTCTATACTATAATCATTTTGGTTACCTATGGTAACTTGCATACCTGTTGAGGTTAGTTTATATCCAGAGTCTGCAGTGTATGTTTTAGTAAGCATTAATTCAGTCTCTCCAAAAGCTCCTGAACCAGAATAAGATCCAGAAGTGTCTCCTGTAACATTAACACCAACATTAGCAATAAATGTTCCAGCTATAGTTATCTCTGCAATATCTGCTTGACCTGTAACACATAAAGGTATTGTATAATTATTCGAAGGCATTATAAAACTAGCAACAAAAGTTATGGTAACCAATACATTTAATCCGTTTTGAGTAAAAGTTACACTTTGAACTGCAGGATCAGAAAAGCTTGGGTCTATTGAAAAATCTGAAGCAACTGCTGTATAACCTAAATCCGGTACGATAGTAAGTTCGCCATATGGCAACTGGGTATACACTATACTGTTCTCTGGTAAAGTATATTGTACATTAGTAAAATTATAATTATTTATTGATGGCATAATATTATTTTTTGTTTATTATGGACAAGTCGTTGAAAAAGTGTTATACTGCTCAATGTTAGTAACAATACCTTCATCACTTATTGAAATTATAACCCATTCATCAACAAGGTCAGTAGTAGGGTAGTAATGCTGCACTCCAAAAGGCATATACCCGCCGAATTCCATCTCTGGTCGATCTATGCGATATACTTCTTTACTAGCAAATCCAGGATTTCCTTGCACAGTATAATTCTTTTTTGTAAATTCTCCCAAATAGTCTTCCGTATAACATTGAGTACCTATGGTTAGCATTCCAGGTCCATACCACCAAATTTTCGGACGACCACCTCCTATAGGTGGCTGAGAGGCGTTTGTCCAACATTCCATGTAGTCAATAACCCCGCACACGATTTCTTGTGATGGTTTATTCAAAAAATCGAATCTTGGACAACCACCAAATCCATATAACGAGTTTGTGCCATCTAAAAACCTAGTAGGATTATCAATAGCACAACTGCTTAGTGTGTTGTATTGTGTAACGGAATCTATAATACCGTCATTACCCCATATTACTATAGAATATGTACTTGGAACGTTGGCCGGGTTATTTGGATCAAGAGCCGAATTACTAGGAATAGCACCAGAAGGACTTTGTATATATAAATAAGTACCCGATTCAGTTAAAGGCTGTAAAGTATTACTATTATACATTTGTGTGCCTGGATTTATTCCGTCTGCAAAAACATACATAAAATCTTCATTAACAATGTTTATTTCTGAATAAGTAACAGTGACCCCGTTAGGAAGTGTGTAAAAATCATCTATAACACACTTTGCGTCTTGCGCTGTTGTTTCATTTACTATATTGCCGTCTAAGCTTCCTTTGTAAGTCCAATGATACCAACCAGTAAATGGAGTATCAGGTGTTACACCTCCACTGCCGCTGCAATCTTCATCTATGGTTACTGTTAATACATAATTTTGAGGAGGACATTCAACTATAACCGGTGGTCCAATACCTTCACCTATAAATTCACAATCGTTAAACTGCTCTAATCCTTTTATGTAATTAAACCATTTACCTTCTTTCTTTTCAAACTCTTTAATTTCACCTCCTTCAAGGTCTGTTTTAATATAGTTTACGTACCAACCTGGTTGCTTTTGATCTACTTCATCTGGAATTATTTTATTAAAATTAATTTCAGCTATAGAATACGGTTTAGGATTATTATCTTGCTTGTATTGTAGTCTTCTACTTTGCGTTCCAGTATAATTTAATGTACTAAATCCCTTTACAGATTGAGGCATTTCATTGAAAACAACGTTAAACGCACTATCGTACTGTATGCCATAAAAGTTATTAGCCTTGTCAAGAAGTCCGTGTTCCCAAATTTTACCGTGTTTAAAAGTGAAATATCTATTATTTAAACTAAGACCACTTTCTTGTATAAATGATTTTCTTGAAGTCCAACCATCTACTGACTCTTTAAAAGAAACAGTGGTTTGTGTTATTGGATCTGTTGTATCTGTGTTACAGTCAGGGTTTAATTGATAATCTTGACTCTCGCTAAAAGTGTTTCTCCAAGATTGACTAAGATTATCTAAGGTTACATTATATATATCTTTATCGTCATCATAACTACCTATAATTTTAGTAGAAACTCTTAAGTTATCAGCAAAGAAATCTGACATACCTTTTTCTGCGATGTTAGTTATGCCGTCTCTAGATAGCCTTATAACAGCGCCTCTGTTTTTATCTGCAAAATAAGATCTAAACGCATATTGCGCAAATGATTCTGGATTTTTAGATATACCAAATTCACCAGCATAAGGAACTGCTTGACCTAATACAGCGGTGTTACCAGTTAAATTAACATTGCCATCAGCATTGTATAAAGCGTCTTTATTGGCTAATATTCTAAAGCACTTGTCTTCACACAGTGCTATAAGATCAGTGTCTCTAGCATAAAGCTTTTGTATTGTACCATGTATTGGATTTAAATCTTTTGTTATAGGCAAAGCTTGTATAAACTGATTAAGTCTATTTATACCTGACGTTGAATTATATATTTGTGAAAATATAAAACCACTACCTCTTCTCTCTTCAGCGTAAGGCTCATCTAAAACAGTAGAAACTTTAGGCCCTTTGTCTATGTAAACAGCGTTATAATCATCTCTAATTCTATTTGATTCAACCCCCTGCCCAAAAGTATAACAATTAAACCAATCTAAGGTGTAAGAGTTATTAAAGTTAGATATAGGTAAAGCATTAGACGCTTCATAATATAAATTTAAATCAACCGATTCCTTAGGCTCTGTTTCGAATATAGCGGGATTGCTAGATAATAAAACCTTGTTATTGCCATCGTAGACAGGTTGTACAATTTGAATACTAGGGAGTGTTGTTCCTAATATATCCCACTCGGAATCGTTTGGTAACCATGGGTCATTTATTACGCGGTCTACTTTTATCATTACCACATACTTCCAGTTTTTTGACGTGTTGCCGTCAAAATTATTACCGCACGCACCTTTTGTTTGTCTTTGACCTCTAGGTGTTGTTCTAGATTGAATAGCTATTACCGTATAAACTTCTGACAATTTTTCGGAGTACTCAGCATTTGGATCATTATTAGCAAATCTTATTTTTACCCCAGGGTTAAGTGTTCCATTGGGAGATGTTAACGTGTATCTAGGGCCTGTACTCCCTGTTATATTATCTACAAATCCAGTTGCACCAGTACCTACATGGATATATCCAAACGTGTCTAAACCTTTTGTAGGAGGAGTATAGGGCCAATCTTTTTCAGGATTCATGCCTGTACCGTAATCCGCAGGAACACCTCCTTGCCATCCAAATAACCTCCACTTACCAGGATCTGCGCCGCAATCACCAGAAACATTACAGTAATCCCCATAATAATATCCTTTTTGAGCTCCCGCTACAATCTGACCTGTAAACGGCATGGTGAACTGCCATCCAGAAGCTTGTGGAGCATTAAAGTCTATTTCGTCAACAACTGCATAATTAGTTTTTTGAGCAAGAAATGAATCTATAATATTTGTATCAAAAGCAAAATCTCTATTTATTTTAGCAAAAAATCTTCCTTCGAATTCCGGTAAATTTTTAGTTTCTTCCTTGTATATGGTTATAGTTATATTTGTGGCTCCATTAGGTATAGATGGTACTTCGCCTCCTAGTGGCTGCGCTAATTGAACATCATAGCTTTGATTATTAGCACTAGGTGTTGAACCCGAAACTTCATATTTATTAGAAGTAATTCCTTGATAAGTTATTGTCAGCTTTGCGTTACTGTTTAGTCCAGATATAAAAGTTTCACCTGGGTCCGAACCTGTATTAAATTCTATAGTTATTCTTCCAGGCTCTATTTCATTTTCAGCAGTAACACTTCTTGATGCTACAAAGCTATCAAACTTAGAAATAAAATCAGGAGCTTCATTTTTTATAGATAATATTTTATACCTATGCAAGTCATTAACCGCTTGGTTATTATCATGTTGCTTTTTTAATATAAGATAAGTTTCCTCGTCAACTTTATTTCTTTCTGATGAAGGAAAAGATAACCAAACATTACCATCTTCAGCTAAATAATATCTATCTAAAGCTAAATTATAATACTCATTTGATGTTTCTTTTATAAAAAACTTATAATGAGTTGCCCAGATTGGCGGTGTATTATTTGGCTGTACAACTAATTTATTTAGTGATTTTGAATTTTTTATTTCTACTTGTAAACCTGCATTTTCACTAGTAAAAACAGGCGTTTCTCTTCCGTATTTATCTTTATACACTATACCCGCTTGATAGGTTCGGATTGATTTTAAAGATTTATAAGGTAATGTTGTTGATATAGAATAGCCTTCGTCATTTTCTAATGGATCAGGATAAGGTGTAGCTAATAAGCTCGCGTTAATGTCTACTTGTGTTGACACTTCTCCAGTAGAAGAGTCTATAACACCTACCGTGTCATAATTTTGTAAATAGTTACTATAAACAATTCTATTTCCAATTATTTCTTGAGCTTTAGCTTTTTTAGGCACGTTGTCCCACGGCCTTAATATTTGATTAGATTCTACTACCGCTCCTATTAACTCTGTTTTAATTTCATATTCTGCCGGTAAGGGATTGTTTTGATACTCGCTTTTTTTCAAAGTATCAACTACGTATACAGCGGTGCTATTAGATTCTTTATATAATATATCTATTTCAGATATTTCAGGCTCTGACCATACTAAAGACTCTATAATTAGCTTTCTTATATTGTTAGTCATTCCAATGTTATAGCCATCAGAAGATAAATATTCAAAATCATTTCCTAAAAATGCAACTTCTGAAAATGGAGAAAACGTTGAATATTCCCCGTCTATATATTTCCATCTATATGCAAATCTTGGAAAAACATATTCAAACATTGGTTTCTTTTCAAGAAGTAAAATATCCCAAACTACAGGTAGACTTTCACCCTCAGCATCTAAAACTTTAGATATATTTGAAGAAATAGCTTGAATTTCCCCGGTTACAGTAAGGCCATTTAGCGAATGTATTTTTAAACTTATTTCGTAAGTATCATTTGGTCCAAATTCATTTCTTAGTTCACCTTTTAAAATTATTATTTCCCCTACCGCCCAAGCACTACTGGGTTGCTCACTAACATTAAAAGTGACTCTCCCGTCCCAGTAAGGAGCAGTATTTGAGCCGTTAGGATATAGCTCAGAATTATCAGTGTTTAAAGAAGAATTTTGAAAATGATTTGGATTGCCATTGACGGAGTCTATTAGGTCTAAATATTCCGAATAGGTAGGTAAAGATTCAAAAGCTTCTGGGTTTATTATAATATTTGGCTTGTATGTAAAATTTTCTAAATCTAAATAATCCCAAGTTGTAGTTACTGGCGTTATACCAGTTCCGGGTTGTAGTTCTTGCCCTGGGGTGTCTGAAGCGCTAGCTCCCATAAATAATGTCGGCGCATCCAACGGCGATTTTTTAATGGCTGTTATGTCTGCTTCAACAAAATCAGGCTGCCCGGTTAAACTAGTTTGATAAGTGTTTTGCTGTGGTAACCATTTAGGTATTTTAGTATGTATTGCAAAATCAACAGAACCTGTTTTAAACTTTTCAATATTAATCTTTTTTGGTTCAGTCTGATCGTCTGTCCAAAATAAAAATTTATCAAGTATATTAATACCTGTAATTAAATAGTCTTGTGAAAAATTAAGTATACCAGCTGTGTCAACTAGTACTGGTTTTACTAGATCTGTAGTTTGATCATACTCTGCGATAGCGCTAACACTGTCAGAGGCTATAAACCAATAAACTCTTTCGGTTTGGTCATGCCTGTAAGACCCAATAACAACAGGGTTTTGAAGGGCATCTATATAGTCAGAACTCCAATTTTCAGAACAACCTTCACAGCCACGCTGCTCTCGGTTTCCTTTTACATTTTGTAAAGTACCTACGTTAGATCCATCTGAGTTCGCTAAATCTAAGTTTAGCGCGTCGCGGTATTCACCGTTAGGTATCAATCGCTCATCAAGATCTTTATTCATTCTTCCTGATTGGAAGGTATGGATAAATTCTGGCATATATTAGTGTTTTATTTGCTTAGATTTGTTACGCATAACCTGCGTAATCTCTTCTATTTTGATATTTGATAATCTTAATTTAGCATTACGTCTAGCGGCTTGTTTTTCACGTTTAAACCTTGCTATAATATATTCTGGTGTATTTATTCTAGTTGATAAAATAGCGTGAGCTATATACTTATATAGAGCTTCTTCGGCAAATTTATGAACAGTCATCTCTTCGTCTTTGCCAAGTCCATCGCTTATATATTTTAACGTAACAATACGGTTTACCATATCTGAGCTAAAATGTATTAATCCTCTTATTTGATCTATGTAGAATACGCCGTTAGATTGCGCATTTTCAGGGTTAAGACCATATCTTCCGCCTAAAAAATGTTCATCTAACAGTTCACCATTATTGCTGTTTTTTAAATAACTTTCGTGTCCGTGTTTTGTTTTAAACTTCTTAAGAGTCTCTGATTCTTGAGCATAAATTATTTCACCGTTACTATCAAAAGTATACTGGTAATTATTATCTTGTACGATCGGCAAAGGATCACTAGTTTTTCTAGCAGGGTATATAACATGCTCTAAACCTTGCTCATCTGTCCATGTTAGTTTAACATAGTTTACATAGTCTTGTGGTAAAACCATATACAACTGAGGACTTATTTCTATTTCTTGTGATTTAAAAGATGGTAGAATATCAAAGTTAAACTCCTGTATACCACGCTGTGCGTGAAAAACAACATCAGTTCTTTTTATTTTGCTTATAACTTTACCTTCACCTACGTAAGATATAATAAAGTTATTTATAATATCTTTTAATGAGACAAATTGGTAGTTACCATAGTCTTCGTCTAAACTATTCCAGACGCCATCTGGTCCTTCGTAATATTGCTCGTTAGTATAGTTTATTAGTCCCATTTATTAAGATTTTTCTTGTTGTATAGTTTCAATTTCTTCTTGATTAGCTACATTATATAAATTGTAGTCTTTAATCAATAAACCAGCCATTTCTAATATCTTTATAACAAGCTCTGTTTCTTCAGATGGATTTAATTCAAAATCAACTGAATTTGAAGCGTCATACAATGGTTCGCCAAAAACTATTTGATACGCCCATTGCGGAGTGGTTGGATTTTTAATATAATTACACCTTACGTTAGAAGTTAATTCAGAATCACCGTAAACATTGATTCCAGACGTGTTTTGAGTGTATATAGGACGTGTATTCTTTGGTTTTGTAAGTGGAGATGAGTTGATATATAAAATTTCATTTTTAGCAACTCTCTCGGCTTCTATTTGCTCTGTAGTAGATGTACCGAAACCGTCTGTTGTAGTATTACTATATATAACCGTGCCAAGTCTATATAGATCAGTGGGTAATTCAAACTTAGTGTTGTCGTGGTTTAAATTACTCGATGTTACTTCAAATGGACTTGTTTTTTCATTTAAAATATTTAACATGTCCGAGTACTCTGTATCATTACCAGGTAATCTTCCAAATTGATTAATATCGTAAAAGTATTGCTCGAATAAATCTAACTGAGCTTGGTTAGCAAATAAATTAAACTCTTGAGCAGTAACATATCCACGTTGCTCTTTGTTTAATATAGCTAAAACTTTTTGATATACTGTATCTATGCTTATTGCCATTTGTTGTTTTTATTTATAATAGTTAGGCCACCATTACAGCGGCCTAGCTACTATAACTTGTGACTTATAATTTTTTAATTATATGCTTGTAAACTTCCATACCTTCGTCTGTCTTAAAAAACGCAGCTAGCGCAGAATAAGGGTGCTCATCAAAAGGAACGGTCATTAGTTTTCTACCTGTTTGACCGTAACTAAAAGTTCTTTGATCTTTAGAAAGCTGTAAGATACCAGCGTTTGTTGCTTTAATACCAACATTTCTTAGTTCAACGTTTTCATCACTTGCTAGTTCTAAAAATAGAAAAGGATTTCTTTTAGCAAATAACAAACAGTCTCTTTTTAACTCACTAGAAGTTAAAGAGTCTACTCTAGTGCCATATTCAACTCTTAAAATAGCCTCTAATTCTTCTATTTCCATTTTTTGAGCAGTTAATAAGGCTTGTATTTCGTACTCCATATATGCTAGCTGATCAATAGATTCTTCAACAGCATTATACTCTTCGTAAAGTTCATCTTTAAGAGGGTGATATAGCGATAATAGTTTTTGTAAAGCAACTTGATTTTTTGGAACATCTAGCTGACCGTCTCTAAAAACTATTCTTCCTAAAGTAACAGCTCCTTTTTGTTCATCTACAAAAGGAGAGTTTTGATTAGTAGCGTATCTTAACTCTCTTTGAATACCTTTTTCTTCGTCAAACCATAGCAAAGATTTTTTTTGAGAATGTCTAGAAGCTATATTATATATAATAGGTGTTCTATTATTTTTTAAAGTGTATAGTCTATCTCTGTAATCCCATTCTGGTTTTTTCAATACTGCTGGTGATTTTGCAGTTTTAACTACTTGAGGTGCAACCTCAATATTTTCTTCTGCTTTGACTTTTTTAGTCATAATATAATAAAATTAAATAATTAATAAAAGTAATAATTACCCCCGTTGATTTAACGAGGGTAAGAATTACATTAGTTTAAATTAATCTTTACCGAAAAGGATAAAGTTGTTCGCTGCTTGAACACAAAGACATCTTTCTGACAAGAAGTTTACGTTCATTTCGTCAATGTCAGACGAGAAGTTTCCTCCAACAGATCCAGTTACCCAAGATTTTAAACGACGATCATCAGCTTCAGAAGCTCTGTATCGAACATGCAAAAATGGTCTTTGGATATTTTGACCTAACATTTGATCATAAACAGTAGAAGTTCCAGCTGGTACTAAAACACCTAACACGTTGTCAACAAGACCTCGGGTTGTAGAGTCGTTTAAGTATTTCCAGTCTGTTTTGTAGAAATCATAAGATCCTCTTCTAAAACCGCTAAAACCTAAGTTAAGAGCCATATCTCCAGAATTTTCAAAAACACCGTAAGATGTTCCATCTGTTCCATAAGAATTTTGATTAGCTAACATTATATCAATAGATAAAGATGTTGAGCGATCTAAGAATAACATATTCTCTTCAATTGCTCCTTGCTTATCTAGCTCTGCTAATATGTCGTCAAATTCTGCAACACCTTCTCCAGCTGCAGTTCCGCCGAAATTAGGGTCATTGTAAATAAGGCCTCTACTTTCAATAGCAGAAAAAAGACCTTCAGAACCGCTAAATCCTGCTGCGCCTGCTGAGTTAGCTGTAGTACCATTGTCAACAACAGCTTCAACCATTGACATTTCTAAATAATCTTCAAAACGAATACGAGCTTCGTGCTCTGATTTTAAATACCAAAGATATCCACCAGTTCCAGCTTCAGTAGTAACTTCAACCCAACCAATTTGAGCAACATCAGAACCATTTACGTTATACTTATCACGTAAAATAATTGGTTTGTTTTCAAATTTAGTAAATTGAGCGTCAATAGAATTTACTGGTCCAATATTACCAGCAACACCAGTTCCACTACCTTTTTTATACTCAGATCCGTAAATAAAAACCTTAACGTCAGTCAAAGTTCCAGATCCAAGCGTGTCTAAGTCGCCAGCACCATAAGGAGCTACGGTAATAGTACCGTCTCCAGGTGAAGCAGCTACTCTAGCTTTCACTGTGTTAACTCCTTTTGATATAACTATTGTAGCACCTGTTCCTACTAAACTTCCTTTTTCAGCTGCTGTTTGAGCGCCTGCTGTTCCAGCTGCGTCGTTTGCAAAAGAAATTGTTTGTGTAGCACTACTGTTGTCTACCGTACAGTCGTCAAAAGCAATGTGTAAACGCCCTTGCTCAGACCAAATAACTCGGTCAGAAGCCATAGGCATTTCTGCTCCTACCATTCTTAAGAATCCAGAAACCGTACGGTTACCGTAACGTTCTACTTCTTTTTCGTATACTTCTGGTAGGAATTGAGAAGTAAACGCCATATCTGATAAAGATAGGTAATTGTCTCCAAATAATCCTTTAATAGGACGTGGAGTTAAATGATTTAATTGGGCACCTGTGCCCGGACTTGGAAATGATCCTGCTGCCATAATTTTTAATTTTTAGTTTTTAGTTTTTTATTCTTACTTTTAATTTTGAAGTATCAAGTCCATTAACAGATTTTACAGTCCAGCCATTTGATGTTGTAGTTTTTTCATGGCCCCGTCTCGGTTCCATATCTACGTTCTTGGCTGTGGCAACACTGTTTCTTATAGCATCAGATTTTCCTTGCTCATAAAAATGTTTTGCAACAGCGTCGGGGTTCATAGCTGTAAATAAAGATTTGTGATAACCCAAAGCGTCTGACATTTCATTTTTTTCATTCAAGAACTTCTTGACAAAATTATTAATATCACTTTGACTTGACTTTACCTCATTAGCGTTTTTAACATTGAAACGATATTTTTTGTCCCCAACGGAATATTCAAAACCTTTGAAATTGTCGTTGAAAACATCGTTTGTCTTGCTTGTAAACGTTGTTTTTTGTTGTTCTTCAATCTTAACAGATTGTTCTTTTTCTTTATTATAGCGATTAAAAAACTCAACCGCTTTTTGTTGTTCTGGATTTAATTTTGATCCAGCTTTAATATCTTCGTAGTATCTAGACTTTAAACCATCTAAGTGATTTTTAGCTTTTGCTAATTCTTCCTTATGGGCTATTTTCTTTTTACGTACATCTCTTTCTTCATCTAGCTCTTCATCATAGGCGAAATTATCTTCCATTAAAAAGTCAATTTCATCTTTATCAAGATGAGGTCTAGTATTCTCGTAGTACTCTCTAAGCAACTGAGTTTCGTTTAACGCAGAGTAATCAGTATTAAGTTTTACATAATCCTCCAAGCTTCCACCTGTGTCATTCATAAAATCAACAGCTTTTTGAATGTTTTCTGGTAACTCAATCCCCGCGTCAGCCTCTATCAAAGCTTGCTCCACTTTGTCTTCAAGCTCTTCAGCTTGCTCTACAACCTCTTTTTCTGTTATTTCTTGAAGGATAGGTTGTTCGGCTTGAACAGGTTCTTGTTGCTGAGTTTGTTCTTTTATTTCTTCAACCACGCTCTCTTCTTGGGCTGCGGTCTCTTCTTTAACAGTTTCGCTAATATCGTCTTCTTCTTTATTAGAATCAACATCTTCTTGCGTTTTGTTTAGTTTTGCTAAATCCACTTTTATAACGCCTTCGCTGTTTTGAACTACTGGTCCATCTGCTTCAACTTGTTTTTTAACTTCGTCTTTTTTAGACTCTTGTTCTGTGTTTTCTTTCATGATAAAATATTATATAATTATTATTTATTATAATCACCTGGGTTCAAAAGAACCTAAACCAAATCCACCTTGCATTACATCATTTCCAGATGATTCAAAGTTTTTTGGCGGTAAATCTTCTTTTCTTTGTGCTATTAATTGACTTTGTTGTGTTGCTTGTATCTTAGTTCTTTCGTCTTTTCGGTCTTCTTTTATTTTGTCTTTTGAAGAGACAACATTAGACTGCATTTCTTGAAGTTTCATGTTTATTTGAAATTCGTACGCCATCAATCCTTTCTTCAGCTCTGCTTCTGTTGTAAGTTTTTGAGATTCAAAACTTAATTTAGCTTGTTCTAATTGTATTTTGCTTTGAGTAAGAGCATTTTGCTTTTGAACCTCTAACTGGGCCGCAACTTGCTGAGACTGCTGATTAGCTTGGGCTTGAGCCTGTATGTTTTGTTTCTGCATTAGCTGGTCACGCTCTAGTTTCTTTTTTCTTCTTAATTTAAGAAGGGAATTTGCTAGCTTTATATTTTTTACGTTTCTAATATCTATTGCATCTTCTAGATCTATAGATTTTTGAGCTATAGCTGTTTGTATATTATTTTCTAAAACAGCTTTTTCTTCTTCGTCTGGCTGTAGTTCTATGAATATACCAAAATCATACAAATGTAATTCTCTCAACTCATCTAATGTGGCTATATTGTGAACACCAATTTGCTGTATAAAAGCATCTCTGGTTGGTGAAAACTCTAGTATATCTGATATTCTTAATGAAAGATTTTCAGCTAAGTCATTAGTTATAAACAAACCACTTGTTAGTATATGTCTAGTAGCTGTATTTGAGTTTGCTGCTGCTAGTTTTTGAACACCAACTAAAGCGTCTTTTGAAGGTGTGCTACCATCTCTAGCTTCGTTAAGACCCGTTACGTCGCGGATCATTTGAAGATAATAATTGTATGTATTTATAAGTTGAGGTATCTTATTACCACCTGACCCACTTGCTATCTCTTGAATAGGTATTTTTCCAGGATTTAAATCACCCTCTTGAGTGAATGATCTGCCTATAACAGAACCTGTTTGAAAAAACATATTTAAAGCCTCTTGAGGATTGTAATTTGTACCATTACCAAGATCAACTTCAGATAAACCATCAGCGTCTAAATAAACACCATCTGGTACCATGCGTGATAACACTTGTTGTAGCTTTAAATGCGTAAGCTGTATCATATCGGCAAAGCCAGTAATCCTACTCACTAAAGACTCTATTTTACCTCTATACATTCTAGGCGCACAAATACTGTAATTCATTTTAACTTTAGTAAAATCACTTTTTGGCCTTAGCATATTTTTAGCCATCTCCCACTTAAGTAACTTATTTGTGCCTAGAACTAAAACACCTTCATATAAAACCTCTAATGATCTACCTACTTTTTGTATGCCATATTGCTCTAGTATTTCATCTGGTGGATTAAATTGATCATCTTTTAGTATTATTTTTTCAGCACCAGTTGATGTTTCTTTAACTTTATAAACCTCGTTCATGTAGGTTTTATAGTTGAAGTATAATATTTGAACAGTGTTTGAATCAGAATTATTAGCAGTTGACATTGTGGTGCCATAAGAACCATTATTTTGAAACGAAGTTTTAGTTATGCTTTCTAAATCATCTTCACTGAGGTCAGGGAATTGTTTTTTTATTTCATTTACATGAACCGATTTTATTTCACCTACATAATATATATCATCAAAGTAAGGAGAATCTGTGTGCGAATAAACTAAGTAAGCAGGATCGACGTACTCTACCACAGCTCCTTCAGATTCAGAAAATCTATTCTTTACAGCTCCAATACCCAATGTTGTTAGGTCGTAGTTGACTCTTCTTCTCGTTAAATCATATTTATTACCTTCTAGCAGCACGTTTATAGCTTGTTCTTCGGCAACCTCAACGTTTTGTTTATATGTTAACTGCATGTGAAGCTCTAATTCTTCTTTCGTTTCTGGCAACGACTCTTGTTTGTTTTCAAAAAGATTTACACCTAGATTCTCATTAACATACTCGTTAATTTCTTTGGTTTGTAAATCTCTTATTATAGATTCCATATAAGCAGTACGTTTACTTATACCGTATGGGTCTTGAGAGTACGCCTTAATATCAAAAGTTCTTTCTGATATACCATTAACTACAATATCAACAAACTTAGGTATAATAGGTACAGGTTTCCAGTCTAAGTTAAGATAAGATAAATCACCGTTTATAGATAATTCATCTTTATACTTTTGCGTTGCCTGTTCGCCTCTAGCATATAATCTTAATTTGTGAAACGTGTTTTGGTTACTTTTATATCTATTAGCACCGTTTGTAGTTTTAAACCACTCGTCTTGTATAGCTCTACCAACCTTTAAGCCATACTCTTTAGAGGCTTTTTCTTGATCACTAGCAACTTGACTAGGAAAAAAACTTTTTACAACTGACTCAGCCATATGTTATTTTATTATTTTTGATAAACTACCGCTATTACTGAACTTAGCGATTTTTAAATTTATTGGTTGTTTTTCTATTCTAGCAATAGGCCTATATAAGTGTCTATTGCAAGCCATTATAGCTAAACCAGAGCTTATGGCAGCATCAAATTTTGTTCTTTTATTTATATCAAACTTAGCCCAATCACCTAGCGTTCTGTTAAAATACATATCACCATATTGAGAGTCTGATTTTAATCCCACATATTTATCTATATAAGACTCAATAGCAGCCGCGTGGGCTTGTTTAATATCTTCGCTAGAGTTTGGTATACCTCCTATTTCTTTTTCAGCAATTGATAATTTGTTCCAAATTTTATCAGGCCTGTTCATAGAATAACCTCTATATCCTCTTCTTTTAAAATAGTATAACAACCTAGGTTTATTGTTTTCAGCTAAAATTGGCATGCCATAAAAAACACAAGCCATTAGCACGTCTTCAAAAAACATTTCGGCGGTTTGTGGTCTAGCCACGTATTCTAAGAAAAAAGAATTAGGAGGCGCATCCTCCATACTAAATTTAGTCAAACCATGCAACGCACCTTTAGATCCATTGCCATCAACTGTTCCTGATATATCATAACTATCACAGCCAAACGCGCCAATATGTTCATTACCTGGGTGCTTTATACCGTTTTTAACCACCTGCTTGTTTTGTAAAGAATAACTTGGAACCCAAGTTATTTTAAATCTTCCATTGGAGTTTGGTAAAAATTTTACAACACTATCTTTTACTCCGTTTTCCCATTGAAAACTTCCTGTAGAAACAATGTTAGTGTTTCTTAAGTCTTCGTTGTAATCTATTTGCTCGTATATTTTAACTAAATTAAATATACTATTTTTTGTTTCATCTCTAAAAGCGTGCTCTTCGGTTCTTGGGAATTGTCTATAAAACTCATTTAAAGCGTCTTGATCGTTTTTTAAACCGTCAGCTTCATTATTCCAGTGCTCTAAAACTCCTATATCTATTAAGTCTCCATGAGGACCATTAACTTCTTTTTTTGGAGTATCGAAAACAGGGTGTCCATAAGAATCAATGAATCCTTCGTAGTTCCATTCCATAGGTATGAACAGAGAATATAGTCCTG